TTTCATTCCTCCGAGAGCCGGTGATATTACTAACCATTTTAATTTTACCGCCAAATATTGAACTTTTCAAGAGTTTGTTGCTGTTTTCTGTTGTTTTTATTTGTTTTTAACGGTGGTCAAAACGATGCCAGCATTGCTATTTTAGTTTTTATAGTCAAAACAATCAAAAAACGCAGACTAAAGCGATTCGTACTGAAGCTGAATTGTCGTATCACTGTTGCAACAATTTGATCGTGTAAATTCTGTCTTTGATGAAATTAATAATTGCTTTTTCCAACGTTGCAAGTTGGAAATCCGAACATAATTTACCGCTGTTTTCTTCTTTGAACCCCTATTCGGGGTTCTTTTTTATGCTTTGAAAAAAAACACTCGCATTTACTTGAAAGCGCTCCAACTTCCCGAGTTTTAACAAACTGAGAATACCGCTGTAAGATGAATGCGTTCCTTACGGAACCGGGCGCTTAAGCCCAAGCGTTGATAGTTGAACAGGGCCGCTCCCTGTTGCTCAACGATTATCAACGGACAACAAAATAGTAACGGCTGCCTTTTGAGCAGGTTGCCGCAGACCGAAACGGAGTAATTCTCTGCCGGACTGTGGTTTTGTTCTGCACCCATTTTACAGCTACGCTTTGAAGTCCTTCGTTTCGAGAAATCGAAAAACGGAGGACTTTTCAATGTCAAATCAAGCAAACCAGAGTAAAGCAATCTATCTCAAGGCGCTCAAGCAGTGGGTGCCCGTAACTGACGAATACTACGACCAGCACCGTCGTGAGATCGACGCCTACATACACAGGATGCGCAGTCACAAGTGCTGCCGCTGCCCGAAAAACAAGTGGTGGCTCTGCGACATGGACTGCTGGACCTGCGAGTTCCATTGCGGAAGCGAGAGTGCTTCCCTCGACGATCCCGTTGGCGGCGACACCGAGGACATTACCTTAGGCGACACCATCGCGGACGGCAGCGAGGACATTCTTTCTATTCTTGCCGATCAGGAACTTCTGGCCCGCCTGTTTGAAGCGTTGGATCAGATTGACCCTACCCGCAGCAAAATCTGTAAGCTTTGGGCAGGCGGCATGACGGAACGCGACATCGCCAAGACGCTCGGCATCAAGAGGCAGAGCACCGTAAACTACCAGCGTAATAAGGCACTGCAGGAACTGCGTGAACTCCTGAAAGACCTTATTTAATATCAATCATCACCGGCTCCGGCTGCCCATATCGGGTGGTCGGAGTTTTTTCATATTTTTTCGATTCTTTTCGTTCAAACCTGCACCTCACCTCCATTGGGGACTGTAAGGAGACACACGATACCTGCTTCTTACAAAGGAGGTAGCCGAAATGAGACAGGCCGAATACACCGTAACCCGGACCGACACCGCAGATGAAGAGCTCGTTGAAGTTCTTACCGCGATCAGCGTCGTGTCCATGCGACTGGCAAGGAAGCTGACCGTGCTGGCCGCAAGAAGTCAATCCGAGGAAGGAGGAAAACAGAATGAGCAAAATCAGCGATATGGCAGCGACCATCGAAGAACTGCGTGCTGCAGCTGCCGCGATTAACGATGCCGCCAACTGGCTGGCACAGCAGTTTTCCGGCGATAGCGAGCCGGTCAAAGAATCACCTGCTCCGGAACCGGTACCCACTCTCGAAGAGGTACGCGCCGTTCTCGCAGATGCATCGCGCAAGGGCCACACAGCTGAGGTACGCTCTCTGCTTCAGAAGTACGGCAGCAAGAAACTGTCCGAGGTTGACCCGGCCAACTACAAGGCACTGCTTGCTGATGTGGAGGGACTGAACAATGCCTCCTAAATCACATGCAACCCTGAGTGCTTCTGCTGCAGACCGTTGGCTCCACTGTCCGCCAAGCGCCCGTCTCTCCGAGCTCTATGAAGATAAAGGAAGCGACTACGCTGCGGAAGGCACTGACGCCCACGCCCTTTGCGAATACAAGCTGCTCCGGGCACTCGGCAGAGAGGCTGAGGACCCTACGGAAAGCCTCACATGGTTTGACGAGGAGATGGCCGACTGCGCTGACGGATACGCCGCCTACGTTATGGAGCAGGTGGCCGAAGCCAAAGAGCGCTGCGCCGATCCTGTGGTCCTGATCGAACAGCGTGTGGACTTCTCCCGCTGGGTAGAGGAAGGCTTCGGAACAGCCGACTGTATTATCATCGCGGATGGCACTCTCCAGATATGCGACTACAAACACGGTCGCGGCGTGGAGGTCTCCGCTGAAGAAAACCCGCAGATGATGTGCTACGCCCTTGGTGCCTTGGAGATTTTCGATGATATCTACGACATCGATACCGTCAGGATGACCATCTACCAGCCGCGCCGCAGCAACATCAGCACCTACGAGATTTCCAAAGACGATCTGTACCGCTGGGCCGATGAAGTTCTCAAGCCTGCAGCAGATCTGGCTTTCGCCGGTGACGGCAACTTCCTCTGCGGCGAATGGTGCACCTTCTGCAAGGTGAAAAACGACTGCCGCGCAAGGGCTGACGCCAACATGGAGCTTGCCAGATACGAATTCAAGCTCCCGCCTCTGCTCACGGATGAGGACATCGAAGAAATCCTCGGTAAGTTGGACGACCTGATTGCATGGGCGTCGGATATCAAGGAATACGCCCTGCAGCAGGCAGTCTGCGGAAAACAGTGGTCCGGCTGGAAGCTGGTCGAGGGCCGCTCCAACCGAAAGTATATCAATGAACAGGCGGTCGCTTCCGTTGTGAAGGACGCAGGCTTTGACCCGTATGAGCACAAGGTGCTCGGCATCACGGCCATGCAGAAGCTCCTCGGAAAATCCCGCTTTGAAGAACTCCTCGCTGGCTATATCGAAAAGCCTGCAGGAAAACCGACACTCGTACCGGCCAACGATAAACGACCGGAAATGACAACGGCATCTGCCGATTTTGAAAATGTATAAGGAGAACAATCATATGTCTAATAACGCAAATCAGAAAGTATCCAATCCCATGAAGGTTATCACCGGTCCCGACACCCGTTGGAGCTATGCCAACGTCTGGGAGCCGAAGTCCATCAACGGCGGCGCTCCGAAGTATAGCGTCAGCCTCATCATCCCGAAGTCTGACACCAAGACGGTAAACAAGATCAAGGCCGCAATTCAGGCCGCCTACGAGGAAGGTGCCGCCAAGCTCAAGGGTAACAGCAAGTCTGTTCCCGCGCTGGCTGCCATCAAGACGCCTCTGCGCGACGGCGACGTGGAGCGCCCTGACGATCCTGCTTACGCTGGTGCCTACTTCATCAACGCAAACTCCGCAACGGCGCCCGGCATCGTGGACGCTGACCGCAATCCCGTTCTGACCCGCAGCGAGGTCTACTCCGGCGTCTACGGCAGAGCTTCTATCTCCCTGTATGCCTTTAACTCCAACGGCAACAAGGGTATCGCCTGCGGCCTTAACAACCTGCAGCTGATCCGTGCCGGTGAGCCTCTCGGAGGCAAGGCATCTGCTGAATCCGACTTCGCTTCCGACGAAGACGAAGATTTCCTGAACTAAGGAGGGCACGACTATGGAAGTATCTACTATTCTCTGCATCCTGCTTCTGAGCCTTTATCTGCTTCTGGCTATTTTCTGGATTGTTCGCAGCATCATTGACACCATCGACGACCATAAGCGCGACAAGCGTAATGAGGCATGGGAGGCCGAAAGGCAGCAGATGGAAAAGGACCGTGCAATCCGCGAGGCTGAATATAACGCGGCTCGCATGAAGGAACTCGAACAGAAATAACGCAGGCCCTGCGGGTGGTGGGAGCAATCCTACCACCCTTTTGGGCTATGAAAGGACCGGTGCTTATGAAAACACTCAGCATTGATATTGAAACCTATTCAAGCGTGATCCTCCAGAAGGCTGGCGTTTACAAATATACCGAGTCGCCGGATTTTGAGATACTCCTTTTCGGATACAGTGCCGATGGCGCTCCTGTCCAGACAGTTGACCTTGCCTGCGGCGAAGCAATCCCGGAGGATGTTATTTCTGCGCTGACAGATGAGTCCGTTCTGAAATGGGCCTTCAACGCATCCTTTGAACGCATCTGCCTGTCCCGGTTTCTCGGTATGCCGACCGGCGAATATCTCGATCCGGAAAGCTGGCGCTGCTCCATGATCTGGGCCGCCACAATGGGCCTGCCGCTGTCACTGGAAGGCGTCGGTGTTGTTCTCGGCCTTGAGAAGCAAAAGCTGACCGAGGGCAAGGAACTCATCAAATACTTCTGCCAGCCCTGCGCACCTACCAAGAGCAACGGCGGCCGTACCCGCAACCGTCCTGCTGATGCTCCGGATAAATGGGATGCCTTCAAAAGATATAACATCCGCAACGTGGAAACGGAAATGTCGATTCAGGCGAAGCTGCATAACTTCCCGGTGCCGGATTCAGTGTGGGAGGAATATCACATCGATCAGCGGATCAACGACAGAGGTGTTGCGCTGGACCTGACCCTTGTCAGAGAAGCCATCGAGATGGATGGCCGCTCCCGCTCCGAGCTTACCGATGCCATGAAGGATATTACGGAGCTGGAAAACCCGAACTCTGTGCAGCAGATGAAGCTGTGGCTTGCCGACAATGGACTTGAAACAGATACGCTCGGCAAAAAGGCCGTAGCCGAAATGATAAAAACTGTGCCTCCGGAATTACAGGAGGTCCTGACGCTCCGGCAGCAGCTTGCGAAATCCTCTGTAAAGAAATATCAGACGATGGAAACCTGTGTCTGCTCGGACGGCCGGGCAAGAGGAATGTTTCAGTTTTACGGCGCCAATCGAACTGGCCGCTGGGCCGGGCGCCTGATCCAGATGCAAAACCTGCCTCAAAACCATCTGGAAGATCTCGCAGAGGCCCGTGCTCTCGTAAGGGCCGGTGACTTTGATGCCGTGGAAATGCTTTATGAGGATGTGCCAGACACACTGTCGCAGCTGATCCGGACAGCCTTCGTGCCGAGGTCCGGCGCCAAATTCATCGTTGCAGACTTTTCAGCAATCGAAGCCCGCGTCATCGCTTGGCTCGCCGGAGAAAAATGGCGTCAGGAGGTTTTTGCTGCCGGTAAGGACATTTACTGTGCCAGCGCAAGTCAAATGTTCAAAGTCCCGGTCGAGAAGCATGGTGTCAACGGCCATCTGCGCCAAAAAGGAAAAATCGCAGAATTGGCGCTCGGCTATGGTGGCAGCGTCGGTGCTCTCAAAGCTATGGGTGCTATTGAGATGGGTCTGACCGAAGACGAGCTCCCGCCTCTGGTGGACGCTTGGCGACAGTCCAATCCGAATATCACAAAGCTATGGTGGGATGTGGACTGCGCTGCGACGGAAGCAGTCCGGTACAAACGAAAAAGCGAGACCCACGGCATTCATTTCGATTACCGGAGCGGGATGCTCTTTATCACGCTCCCATCCGGCAGGCACCTTGCCTATGTAAAACCGCGCATCGGTGAAAACAAGTTCGGCGGCGACTGCATTACCTATGAAGGCGTCGGCGGCACAAAGAAATGGGAACGGCTCGAATCCTACGGGCCGAAGTTCGTCGAAAATATCGTACAGGCGACCTCCCGTGACATTTTGTGTTATGCCATGCAGACACTCCGGAATTGCTCCGTGGTGATGCACATCCACGACGAGCTTGTCATTGAAGCCGATCCGCGCATGTCGCTTCCTGCGGTATGCGAGCAGATGGGCCGCACGCCGCCTTGGGCAAAGGGTCTGCTGCTCCGCGCTGACGGATATGAATGCGAGTTTTACCAGAAAGATTAACAAGGATTCGTTCAAGATGGGACTTCGCCTCCATTGGGTAATAGTGATGGACGGTGAAGCCCATCCTGAAAGGAGGCTCCAAAATGGATAAGGAAAGATACAACTCTGAAGGCTACCCGGACCCGACTGCTTTTGAGGCGATGACCGCCATAGAAAACGAGGTCCGTGCCCTTCGTGCTTTTCGGCCTATCGTGTATATCTGCTCTCCCTATGCAGGAGACATCAATAAAAACGTAGAGGCCGCCCGCCGATACAGCCGCTTTGCTGTTGACAGCGGATACATTCCCATTGCGCCGCACCTGCTGTTTCCACAGTTTCTGAATGACGCTGACCCGAATGAACGTGAGCTCGGCTTGTTTTTCGGGAATGCACTGATGAGCAAATGCGCGGAAGTATGGGTGTTCGGCAACACGATCTCACCCGGAATGGCGGCAGAGATCAAACGCGCCAAGTGGAAGCATTACCGCTTGCGCTATTTCACAGAAGATTTTCAGGAGGTACACGATGTTTGCGATCAGTGAAGATATGAGACTTATTAACGGTGTGGAGGTGCCCACCTTCACCAGAGAGATTACCAGCTGCAACATCCTCGAAGTGGAAGCCGGTACCAACGGCTATCAAGGCGGCGACACCGGACACGGCAGCCGTACTTACTTCCGTATTCAGGACCTTGGCAGCACCGACATTCAGGCACACGTCCTTGGCAAGTACGGCGATGAAGGCTTTGAGGTTTCCCTCGGCGGCGACTGCGAGCTTGAAACAGTCATCACCGCTTTGAAATTCATCACCAAGGTGCTGGAGGACCAGTTCAAGGAGGTGTACGACTAATGTTCACGCTCTACCACGCCGATGTGACCGGTAATCCCGGAAATTGCTCCTACCCACATAAAGTCGATGTGACAGATGCCGCCTCTCTGCAGGCGGCTGTCTGCCATGATTACGTCTGTGCGGAATACCGCAACAACTACCGTAACGGTGAGAACTTCATCGGAAGCGACTGCCTGCCGGTCGACTGTGACAATGACCACTCCGAGGCCCCGGCCGACTGGATCACGCCGGAGGACGTAGCCGCTGCATTTCCGGGCGTCACCTTTGCGGTCCATTACAGCCGCTTCAATATGCGAGAGAAAAATGGAAAAGCCGCAAGGCCGAAGTTCCATGTTCTTTTTCCAATCGAGTTTATGTTTGACCCGGTGGCGTATGCAGATATGAAAAAGCTGGTCAACAGCATCTTCCCGTACTTCGATACGCAGGCGCTGGACGCGGCTCGTTTCTTCTTCGGTACCAATGATCCGAAGGTTGAACTTCATGTCGGAGATATGACCCTGACGGAATTCCTCGAAGGTGACGACGAGTTTGACGCCGGTATGGGAAACCAGAAGCACGGCGACCGCTCCATTCCCGAAGGCAGCCGTAACGCAACCATGTCCCGTTTCGCCGGGCGCGTCATCAAGAAGTACGGCGACAGCGAGGAAGCCTATAACTGCTTTATGGAGGAAGCCGCAAAATGTACGCCTCCGCTGGAGCAGTCGGAGCTTATGACTATTTGGCACAGCGCCCAGAAATTTTATGCCCGTCTCTCCCAGCAGAACGGCTATGTGCCTCCCGACGTTTATAACGACAACAAGATCTACAAGCCCGGCGACTTCTCCGATGTCGGACAGGCCGAGGTACTGGCAAAGCACTTCTCCAACGAGCTCCGTTATTCACCGGCGACGCACTTCATCCGTTATAACGAACACTACTGGCAGGAGTCCGAGCCCGGCGCTCAGGCTGTAGCGCACGAGCTTTCCCGCAGGCAGTTGGAGGAAGCCACCAAGGACCTGCAGACTGCCATCAAGAAGCTGACGGATAATGGCGGTCAGGCAATTCTCGACAGCACTTCCAAGAGCAAGGCCGAAAGCCTTATGAATGATGATCAGCTGGAATCGTATCAGGAGTTTCTCGCGGCAGCGGCATATCAGAAGTTTGCGATCCGGCGCCGTGACAGCAAGAACATCTCGGCAACGCTGAAGGAGTCCCACCCGATGCTGGAAATTTCTCCGCGTGACCTTGATGCTGACTGCTTCCTGCTTTGTACGCCCAACGCCACCTACGATATCCGCAAGGGCATGGCTGGCGGCCGGGAGCATTCACCGGAGGACTACATTACCAAAATGACCTCCGTATCGCCCAGCACCAAAGGCGAACAGATCTGGCAGGATTGCCTTGACCTTATTTTCTGCGGCAATCAGGAGCTCATCGACTATGTTCAGATGATTTGCGGGCTGGCCTCTATCGGGAAGGTATATGTGGAAGCGCTAATCATCGCTTATGGCTGTGGCCGAAATGGTAAGTCCACCTTCTGGAATGCTATCTCCCGTGTGCTTGGGCTGTATTCCGGCAACATCTCTGCAGACACCCTGACAGTCGGATGCCGCAGGAACATCAAGCCTGAAATGGCCGAGGTCAAAGGCAAACGTCTGCTGATTGCTGCCGAGATGCAGGAAGGCGCCCGTCTGAACGATTCGACCGTCAAGCAGCTCTGCTCCACGGACGATGTCTTTGCCGAGAAAAAATACAAGGACCCGTTCAGCTTCACACCCTGTCATACGCTGGTGCTCTATACCAACCACCTGCCGAAGGTCAGCGCCTCCGATGATGGTATCTGGCGCCGCCTGATCGTCATTCCGTTTGACGCCAAGATCGAAGGCAAATCCGACATCAAGAATTACAGCGAATACCTGTATAACAACGCCGGAGAAAGCATTCTCGCGTGGATCATCGAAGGCGCCAAGAAGGTCATTGAGCTGGACTATCATATCCCGGTCCCGGCATGTGTGCAGAAAGCCATTGACGATTACCGCGCCCAGAATGACTGGTTTGCCCATTTCCTTGAGGACAAGTGTGATGTCGGAGCAGATTTGAAAGAAAGCTCCTCGGCTCTGTATCAAGCGTACCGGAATTACTGCATTGATACCAATGAGTATGTCCGCAATACCGCTGATTTCTATTTTGCACTGGAGGCAGCCGGGTATGAGCGCATTGTGCTTAACCGGAAGCGGTATTTTAAGGGCCTGTGCCTGAAAGTAGACGACGGAGATTTCTTGGATTAAGGGACCTATGACAAGGTGTATCAAGGTCTTATACAAAAATTCTCTTAGTACTATAAAAAAGCTGTAAAGAAAAGTTTGGTAATTACCATTGATACACCTTGCACTCCCGATTAAAAATCCTGATGAGGACTAAGAAAATGAGAGAAAAGACAATCGAAGCAAAATTAGTACGGATGGTAAAAAGCGCCGGTGGCATGGCACCTAAGTTTGTGAGTCCCGGCCTTGATGGTATGCCGGACCGTATCGTACTGATGCCGGGTGGCCGAATGGCTTTTGTGGAGGTTAAGGCTCCCGGCGAAACGCCTCGCCCACTTCAAGAGGCAAGGCACCGACAACTACGGCAGCTGGGCTTTCAGGTTTTCGTTCTGGATGATCCGCTGCAGATTGGAGGAATCCTTAATGCAATACAATCCGCATGACTACCAGCGCTTCGCAACCGAATATATCGAAAGCCATCCCGCCTGTGCCGTTCTGTTGGACATGGGACTTGGAAAGACGAGTATTACGCTGACGGCGCTGAACAATATGCTGTTTGACAGCTTCGAGATACATAAGGTGCTGGTCATCGCGCCGCTTCGTGTGGCCCGCGACACTTGGCCCGCTGAAATCGAAAAGTGGGATCATCTTTCCGGCCTCATCGTTTCTGTGGCTGTCGGCACAGAGGCTGAACGAAAAGCGGCCATGAAAAAACAAGCAGATATCTATGTAATCAACCGTGAAAATGTCCAGTGGCTCATTGACCAGAGCGGACTGCCTTTCGACTTCGATACCATCGTGGTGGACGAGCTGTCCAGTTTCAAAAATTATCAGGCAAAGCGCTTCCGTTCTCTGATGAAAGTGCGGCCGACCGTTTCCCGCATGATCGGATTGACCGGTACGCCAAGTAGCAACGGTCTGATGGACCTCTGGGCAGAATTCCGGCTGCTGGATATGGGAAAGCGTCTTGGCCGGTTTATCACCGCATATCGCAACAACTACTTCATGCCGGACAAGAGAAACGGACAGGTCATCTTCAGCTATAAACCGCTGCCCGGCGCCGAGGCCGCCATATACAAGGCAATCTCGGATATCACCATCAGCATGAAGTCTACGGACTACCTGCCAATGCCGGAGCTGGTCTCCAGCGAATACACTGTCCGCCTTTCCGATGAAGAGGAAGAACGGTACGAAGAAATGAAGCGTGACCTTGTTCTGCAGCTTCCGGACGGCGATATTACTGCCGCCAACGCAGCGTCCCTTTCCAATAAGCTCTGCCAGATGGCCAACGGTGCCGTTTATGATGATACCGGAGAGGTCCTTCCAGTCCATGATCAGAAGCTGGACGCCTTGGAGGACATTATCGAAGCTGCCGGAGGAAAACCGATTCTGGTGGCCTACTGGTTTAAGCACGACCTGAAGCGCATCGAAGAACGGCTCAAAAAGTTGAAAGTGCCGTACTCCCGGATGGACACGGCCGACAGTATCAAGCGCTGGAATGCCGGTATGCTTCCGGTGGGTCTGATCCATCCCGCTTCTGCCGGTCACGGTCTCAACCTTCAAAGCGGCGGCTCCTGCATCGTGTGGTACGGGCTGACATGGTCCCTTGAGCTTTATCAACAGACCAACGCTCGTCTCTGGCGACAGGGCCAGACTTCTGAAACGGTTGTGGTGCAGCACATCGTTACCAAAGGCACCATTGACGAGCGAATCCTGAAGGCGTTATCCGCAAAGGACCATACGCAGTCAGCGCTTATCGCTGCAGTCAAAGCTGACCTGCACATTTGAGACAATCTATGACAATCCGCGCCAATCCGAGAAATCACGAAAACGGAGGTGCGAATATGGACCCGTATGAAGAATTGGCAAACGCCATCATTGTCCAAGCCTGCAAGGATTACCGGTTGACGGATAATGAGGACGACCTGAAAGAGATTGAACGATTCTTCTATTCTGAATGGTTTTCGGTTTTAACCAGTCTTGACCCGGACCTCCTGATCAAAAAACTTCGGAAGGAGAAACGGCAATATGACTACTAAAACCTATCTCTCGCAGGCGCGATACCTCGATATGCGTATCCGGTCAAAGCTCCAGCAGATTGATTCCCTGAATGACCTTGCAACATCCTGCAGCGCGGTCATCACCGGCATGCCGCACAATCCCAGCCCGTCCACATCCCGCATGGCAGATACCGTCTGTAAGATCGTGGACCTTGAGAATGAAATCCGGAAAGACATGGATGAGCTTATTGACCTCAAGAAAGAAATCACCGGTGTGATAAAAGCTGTGGTAAATCCGGAACATCAGACGCTTTTGGAGAAACGATACCTCTGCTATCTCTCTTGGGAGAAGATAGCTGTGGACATGGGCTACGACCTGCGTTACATCCACAAGCTCCACAACCGGGCACTGGAAGAATGCGTTATTCCAAAAGAGGACACGAAAAGACACTGAAAGACACCTGACCATTATGATAAGATTATAATGGGAAAAGAAAATGAGAACGGCTCACGTGGGCATTGCCTGCGTGGGCTTTTCTTATGCCCGGAAAGGAGGAAACCGATGCCAAGGAAACCGAAGAGGCCCTGTTCCTTTCCCGGCTGCCCGCAGCTTGCTGAGGAAGGAAAACAATACTGCGCCGAACATCAGAAGCAGGAAGACGCCCGCTACAATCGTTACACCCGCAGCCCGGACGTGCACAAGAAGTACGGTCGCGCTTGGAAACATATCCGTGACAGCTACGCTGCTGCCCACCCTCTCTGCGAGCGCTGCCTTGCTGAAGGAAGGACAACCTTGATGGATGAAGTTCATCACATCGTACCGGTCAGTCGCGGCGGCACCCATGCAAGAGATAACCTGATGAGTCTCTGCCGCTCCTGTCACCAGAAGGTACACATGGAAATGGGCGACCGGTAGGGCCGTCTCAATCTCTACGACTGAGCCCTCCGGGGAACGGCGTGGGGTCATTTACGCAAAAATCCCTATTCAAACAGGGTATTAACCCAAGACAAAAAAACGGAGGTGGTAACGTGGCAAAAGACGGTACCATGCGAGGCGGTCCACGGCCCGGTACCGGCCCGAAAAAGAAAGCTCTCGCAGACAAAATCAATGACGGCAAAGCGGAAGGCGCTCTTGTTCTCCAGCCACCCGATGAGCTGGTGGGTGTGGACATGCCTACAGTAAAGGAATATATGAAACAAGCGCAGAAAGGCGGCGAAGCCTTCTATGCAGAGGATGTTTACATTGAAACATGGAACTGGCTCAAGTCTCGCGGCTGCGAAAAGCTGGTCAATCCTCAGCTGATCGAGCAGTACGCCATGAGTGTGGCCCGCTGGATTTCTGTTGAAGTGTTTATTTCCGATACCGGCTACCTTGCCCGTCACCCGACCACAGGAAACGCAATCGCAAGTCCGTATGTTTCTATGAGCCGGGACTATATGAAGCAGGTCAATCAGATCTGGTACCAAATCTATCAGGTGGTCCGGGAAAACTGTGCTGTCGAGTATGGTGGCGCCAACCCACAGGACAATCTGATGGAAAGACTACTTCAAGCACGGAAAGGATAAAAACTATGTATGAAAAAGTGAATCCGGCCCATCCGGATAAAATCGCAGACCGCATCGCCGGAGCCCTCGTTGACATTGCATATAAGCAGGCCGACAACCAGCGCATCGCGGTCGAAGTTCTCATCGGCCACGGCAAATGCCACATCATTGCGGAAACATCCGTCAATCTTGATCAGGCCGATATTACGGACGCCGTTTCTCGGATCGCCGGAAATGTAGAAGTTGATTATGTAGAAGTCCCGCAGGACATTCATCTTGCACACAATCAGGCCGACGCGATCCGCTGCGGCGACAATGGCATCTTCAAAGGCACTCCTGTCACGCAGGAACAGGAAAAGCTCTGTGGCATTGCCTCGGAGATTTTCGCGGAACATCAATTTGATGGGAAATACATTCTGGACGGCGAGCGTCTTATTATTTGCCAGAGCAATGTTGACTCGGACACCCTTCGCAAGAAATATCCAAATGCGGAAATCAACCCGCTCGGTGACTGGACCGGAGGCCCGGATGTCGATACTGGCGCCACTAACCGCAAGCTCGGCAGCGATATGGGCGACTCCGTTACAGGCGGCGGTCTGCACGGCAAAGACCTCTCCAAAGCCGATGTCAGCGTAAACATCTATGCTTGGCTCAAGGCACAGGAAACTGGTGAGCCCGTATAGCTTTGTTGCGCTATCGGTGATGAAGCTATCGACGGCATTGCCTATTCCGAAATCGTCCGCAATGCCAGAGAGTTTATTGAAAGCAAAGGCGGCTTCGAGTGCTTTGCGGAATGGGGGCTGATCTCATGCTGATGGAAAAAAAGAAAACGTCGGAGCTTCTGCCTGCGGAATACAACCCGCGTAAGGACCTGAAGCCCGGCGACCTCGAATACGAAAAGCTGAAACGCTCCATCGAGCAGTTTGGCTACGTGGAGCCGGTCATCTGGAACAAGACCACAGGTCGCATCGTCGGAGGTCACCAGCGTTTGAAAGTGCTCATGGATATGGGCATTGATGAAATCGACTGCGTAGTAGTCGAACTTTCCGAGGAAAAGGAAAAAGCTCTGAACATAGCGCTGAATAAGATTTCCGGCGAATGGGACAAGGAAAAGCTGTCCCTTTTGATTGCGGATTTGCAGGGTGCCGACTTTGATGTTTCCCTCACCGGTTTTGAGCCTGCCGAAATCGACGACCTTTTTAAGGCAAGCGTCAAGGACAAAATCCACGATGATGATTTCGATGTGGACGCCGAACTGAAAAAGCCCGCCATCACCAAGCCTGGTGATGTATGGACGCTCGGCAGGCATCGCCTCGTCTGCGGCGACAGCACCAAAACTGAGACCTTTGACCTGCTGATGGCCGGGAAGAAAGCCAACCTTGTGGTGACGGACCCGCCCTATAATGTCAACTACGAAGGCAGCGCCGGGAAGATCAAGAACGATAACATGGCCGCTGATGCCTTTTATCAGTTCCTGCTCGATGCTTTCACCAATACCGAAAAAGCAATGGCCGATGACGCCAGCATCTATGTTTTTCATGCTGACACCGAAGGGCTCAACTTCCGGAGAGCCTTTTCCGATGCCGGTTTTTATTTATCCGGCTGCTGCATCTGGAAGAAGAATTCTCTGGTGTTGGGCCGTAGCCCGTATCAGTGGATTCATGAGCCTGTCCTGTTCGGCTGGAAAAAGTCTGGAAAGTATGTGTGGTATGCCGGTCGTAAAGAGACAACGGTCTGGGAATACGACAAGCCCAAGAAGAACGGCGACCATCCGACCATGAAGCCGATTGCGCTGCTGGCGTATCCCATTATGAACAGCTCCATGAGCAACACGCTGGTGCTTGATCCGTTTGGAGGCTCCGGCAGCACGCTCATTGCCTGTGAGCAGTCTGACCGTTCCTGCTACACCATTGAGCTGGACGAAAAATACTGCGACGTCATTGTGAAACGGTACATCGAGCAGGTAGGCGGCAGCGAGAATGTTTCTGTACAGCGCGACGGACTGACCTACTCCTACGACGAAGTTGCTGTCGATAAAGCACAGTAATTCGGCATAAATCTTCAGCACATTTTGGTAGTTATATTTCGCGGAATTAGCTTGCTATATGTGACTTTCAGAGCGAATATGTCACTACCAAATTGAAGGAGGTTTACACAATGACAATCAATTACAATGTAACCGGCACGGCCCGCAAAAAGCTGGTCCAGACCATCGCAGAAATCCTCGAATGTGACGCAAAATACCTCGGCGTTCCGTCCTGCGCCTACCAGATCGACTACTTCACGGTCGATAAGAACGGCAGCCTAAGTTTTGACGACCGGGCCGACAGCGACGAAATCGAACAGCTCATCGAGGCCCTTTGTGAGCGCGGATTTGAAGCGGAGGTCGAGGCCGAAGAAATCGGACTGGAAATCCAGATGCCGAAAAGCACGCTTGACGCCCTTGCCCTCGACAACCTTCGCAGACTGCTGGAAGCCAAAGGAAGCCTTATCAAGAAAGCCCTCGGCGTGGATGCCCTGCCGATAACGGAGGAAGACGACAAGGTTTGCTTCCCTTGGTTTTCCGGCGAGCCGACTGCAGATGAGGTCAAGGCTTACAGCCACTTCGTTTCTGCCCTTTGCGAGATGGCTCGAAACGCCAAACGTGTCACTGCCAAGGAAAAAGAAACCGACAATGAGAAATACGCCTTCCGCTGCTTCCTTCTTCGCCTCGGCTTCATTGGCGATGCGTATAAAACCGAGCGAAAAATCCTGCTCAGAAACCTTTCTGGCTCCAGTGCCTTCAAGTCCGGTGCCAAAAAGGAATACGCACCCGGCTGCGACCCGATTCCCACGCCAGAAAACACGGTCACGGTTGATGTTGTGGAAGCCAAGCGCCGCCTGCAGGACCCGCAGGTGCAGGCCGAAATTCGCGCCATTTTGAACGGAGAGGACGGTGAGGCAGAATGATGCGCATTCCTTCCAGAGAAACCATTCAGGCCCTTCGGGACCGCTACAAGCCCGGCACTCGCGTCGAGCTTCTGCGGATGGACGATGTACAGGCACCGCCAATTGGCACCAGAGGCACCGTCACCGGCGTGGATGACATCGGCAGCATCATGGTGAATTGGGATAATGGCTCCGGCCTGTCCGTTGCCTACGGCGAAGACCTCTGCAAGGTGGTGACCGATGATGACTGATAAAATCCGTGAGCAGATCATGGCAGTCCGGGATTCTGGACGTACCAATATGCTGGATACCAACATGATGCAGATCATCGCCAACGAAATGAACTTCTTTGAGCTTGTGATTTTTATCGAAGAACATCGCAAGGAATATGTCCATTTCATCTTCACCGGCGAGGGCTAATATACACACTTTCCGCTCCGAATATTTGTGTAGATTATTACTCAGAATTGACTTGCTATTATGTCCTTTTAGAGTGATATATGTACACAACAAAGGGCCACAGAGCCCGGAAAACGGAGGACAACACCATGACAGAACTTCAGATCTACATCGACGGATACGGATTCGGCATCAGCGTGAAGGACCTTTGCAGCAAAGCCTACTGGCAGATGAAGGCCGACGGTCACAAGGTTTGCATAGTCAACGACCGCTACCTTGAGCTTGACGGCAAGACCTACTTTTTCAGCAAGAGCCGCAAGCATGGCCGCTGGATTGCAAAAGAATTCTAAGGAGGGCGGCGCCATGTGGAAAGAAGGAAGCCTGAAGGTTTACAGCAGCATTTTTCATTACTGGATTAAGGTTTACGAAACCGGCTCCCAATGGGGCATCGACGGCGGCAAGGTCAGCAAGCTGACGCTCAAGCGTGACGGCAAGATCGTAGCCAACTACGACAGAGGCTGGGACATTGAGCCCAGCGACCCGGACACAGAACTGGCGGTCGAGATACTCCTGCACAGCGAAAACTACTAAGAAAAGTTCAAAAGCAATCGGGCTTCGGCCCTTTTGCTCGTATTACGGAAAGTCGCAGAGGTGCGGCTATTTTTTATGCCTTGGAGGTGGCGATATTGCGAAAACTGAAAAAATATAAGTCCACACCTTTCATGGCAAAGGACTCTCACTACGATAAAGAGGCTGCCGACTATGCTGTCATGTTCATTGAAAGCCTGTGCCATACCAAAGGCACATGGGCCGGTAAGCCCTTTGAGCTTATCGACTGGCAAGAGCAGATTATTCGAGATATTTTCGGAACGCTCAAGCCAAATGGCTACCGGCAGTTCAATACAGCCTATGTGGAAATCCCGAAGAAAATGGGAAAATCGGAGCTGGCTGCGGCTGTGGCCCTCCTCCTGACCTGTGGCGACGGCGAAGAACGTGCCGAGGTCTATGGCTGTGCCGCCGACCGGCAACAGGCATCCATTGTCTTTGAGGTGGCTGCGGACATGATTCGTATGTGCCCAGCGCTCAACCGGCGCTGCAAAATTCTGTCGGCAACCAAGCGCATCGTATACCTGCCAACAAACAGTTTCTATCAGGTGCTGTCCGCCGAGGCGTATTCCAAGCACGGATTTAATATCCACGGCGTCGTATTCGACGAACTTCACACCCAGCCCAACCGGAAACTCTTTGATGTTATGACGAAGGGCTCCGGCGATGCCCGAATGCAGCCGCTGTATTTTCTGATAACGACAGCCGGTACGGATACCAAGTCCATCTGCTATGAAACGCACCAGAAAGCAAAGGATATTCTGGCTGGTAGAAAAATCGACCCAACCTTTTATCCGGTGATCTACGGCGCTGACGAAAGCGACGACTGGACGGACCCGAAGGTCTGGAAGAAAGCGAATCCGTCCCTCGGCATTACGGTCGGCATCGACAAGGTGAAAGCTGCCTGTGAAAGCGCCAAGCAGAATCCCGCCGAGGAGAACAGCTTCCGGCAGCTTAGGCTCAATCAATGGGTCAAACAGGCCGTCCGCTGGATGTCAATGGAGAAATGGGATAAATGTGCCTTTGTCACCGATGAAGATGATTTGGAAGGGCGTGTCTGCTACGGCGGTCTGGACTTGTCCTCCACTACGGATATTACGGCCTTTGTGCTGGTGTTCCCGCCAATGGACGAGGACGACAAATACATCATCCTTCCGTACTTCTGGATACCAGAAGAAAATATGGCCCAGCGCGTCAACCGGGATCACGTCCCGTATGACCTTTGGGAGCGTCAAGGCTTCCTGCAGACGACTGAAGGAAACGTGGTCCATTACGGATATATCGAGAAGTTCATCGAAAACCTCGGTGAGCGCTTCAATATCCGCGAGATCGCCTTCGACCGCTGGGGAGCTGTTCAGATGGTCCAGAACTTAGAGGGCATGGGCTTTACTGTCGTGCCTTTCGGTCAGGGCTTCAAAGATATGTCGCCGCCTACCAAGGAGCTGATGAAGCTGGTGCTGGAGGAACGTATCGCTCATGGCGGGCATCCGGTCCTGCGCTGGATGATGGATAACGTCTGCGCCAGAACGGACCCGGCCGGAAACGTGAAAATGGATAAGGAAAAATCCACAGAGAAAATCGACGGTGCAGTCGCAACTGTCATGGCCCTCGACCGGGCAATCCGCTGTGGAAATGACAATGGCGAGTCCGTGTATGATACACGCGGCTTGCTTTTCATTTAAGTATATTTTCTTTTCCAATGGGAACACTATCCCTTAAATAACGGTATAAAATAAGGTAATATTTGCTCATCATATTGACTTTTCCCTTATTTTCTGCTATGATATAAGGGAAAGGCGAGGTGCTTAAGTGAATGAGAGAATTTAACTACTCCGCAATCAAGGAACAAAAATGGGATTCGGATATCCTCGGTTTGATTGCTGCGATCTATAAAGAAGCCGGGAAACAGGAGCTGTACCTGAAGCAGCAACCGGAAGCGCTGGAAAAGCTGGTGGAAATCGCCAAAATTCAAAGTACCGAGGCATCCAATGCGATTGAAGGTATCGTTACGACAAGCACCCGCATTAAGCAGCTTGTCGAGGAAAAAACCACACCCAGAAACCGGGATGAACAGGAAATTGCTGGATATCGTGACGCATTAAATATCATTCATGAGAGCTTCGATGCGATTCCGATCACGCGCAACTATATCCTGCAGCTGCACAAGATCATGTACAGCCACATGAATAACCCGATGGCTGGGCAGACGAAAAATGTGCAGAACTATATCAGCGCAAGCTACCCGGACGGGCATACAGAAATCCTCTTTACGCCGCTCGCGCCCTACGAAACACCGGAGGCACTGGACAGGATATGCGAGGAATACAACCGAGTTATCGGTAACTACGAAATCGAGCCGCTGATTGCCATACCGGTGTTCATCCATGACTTTCTCTGCATCCATCCGTTTAACGACGGCAACGGCAGAATGAGCCGTCTGCTGACGACCCTGCTTCTGTATCGTAACGGATTCTTTGTTGGGAAGTACATTTCTTTGGAGGCAAAAATCGCCAAAAACAAGGACCTTTACTATGACGCTCTCGGCTCGTCCCAGCACGGCTGGCATGAAGGCACTGAGGATACTGTGCCCTTCATCAAATATATTCTCGGTACCATTCTGGCTGCATACAAGGACTTTGAGGATCGCTTCTCCATTGTGGAAGAAAAGCTTCCTGCTATAGAAATGGTACGTAAGGCGACGCTTCAGAAAATCGGACGCTTTACCAAGCAGGATATCCGTGAGCTGTGTCCATCCCTGAGTGTCAGCTCCATTGAGGGAGCGCTTCGCAAAATGGTAGCCGAGAGTGAAATCAAGCGAGAAGGCTCTGGAAAGGCCACCTGCTATTATCGCATCAAGTAATCCCTTACGAATAAATATTTTCCCTTAAAAACATATTACAATTAAGGGAAATATCAAATTTTAAGGTTAAGCATCTGTCGTATTTTACGATAGGTGCTTTTCTTATGCCCAAAACACAAAGGAGGCCATCAATATGGGATTTTTATCAGGGCTATTCCGGACACGGGATGCTCCTCAAAACAGAACAGTCGGTAGTAATTACGCCTTTTACCTCGGCGGCTCCACTTCCGGGAAAATGGTCAATGAGCGCAGTGCCATGCAGATGACGGCTGTTTATGCCTGCGTCCGTATTCTTGCCGAGGCTATCGCGGGCCTGCCACTTCACCTTTACAAATATACGGATGAAGGTGGCAAGGAAAAAGCGATGGATCATCCGCTCTATCTATTGCTGCATGACGAGCCAAATCCGGAGATGAGCTCATTCGTCTTTCGAGAAACACTCATGACGCACCTACTCCTTTGGGGCAATGCCTATGCACAGATCATACGCAACGGCAAAGGCGAGGTCATTGCTCTGTATCCCTTGATGCCGAACCGCATGACTGTGGACAGAGATGAGAACGGGCATCTGTATTACCAGTATTCCCGCTCAAACGATGAGGCTATAAAAAGCAAAGACAGTACGGTCATTCTTCAGCCGAAGGATGTGCTGCATATCCCCGGACTCGGCTTTGACGGGCTGGTCGGATACAGCCCAATAGCTATGGCGAAAAACGCCATCGGTCTTGCCATTGCGACCGAGGAATACGGAGCCAAGTTCTTCGCCAACGGTGCCGCTCCGAGTGGTGTTCTTGAACACCCCGGAACAATTAAAGACCCATCCAAGGTCAGAGAAGCGTGGCAGTCACAGTTCGGCGGTTCGCAGAACTCCGGTAAGGTAGCTGTCTTGGAGGAAGGCATGAAATACACGCCTATCTCCATTTCCCCGGAACAGGCTCAGTTCCTCGAAACAAGAAAATTTCAGATCAATGAAATCGCTCGAATTTTCAGAGTTCCTCCGCATATGGTCGGAGACCTGGAAAAGTCGAGCTTTTCTAATATTGAGCAGCAGTCATTGGAGTTCGTGAAATACACGCTCGACCCTTGGGTGGTGCGATGGGAACAGGCAATTTCCCGTGCGCTCCTCACCCCGGATGAAAAGAAGCGGTACTCCGTGAAATTCAATCTTGAAGGGCTGCTCCGTGGAGATTACCAGAGCCGTATGCAGGGCTATGCCACAGCAAGGCAGAACGGCTGGATGTCCGCAAACGATATCCGTGAGCTTGAAAACCTCGACCTCATTGCTCCCGAGGACGGCGGTGATCTGTACCTTGTGAACGGCAATATGGTGCCGCTGACCCTCGCAGGTGCGGCCTATGTTGATAATTCCAACGATGACGGAAAGGAGGACGATTCCAAAAATGAAGAAATTCTGGAACTGGAAGAATCAGGCGGACGAAAGTCCATCCGAAGAGAGAGTTCTTGAACTGTACGGCACGATTGCCGAGGAAAGCTGGTTTGACGATGATGTCACGCCGCAGATGTTCAGAGATGAACTTTTCTCCGGCAATGGACCTGTCACCATCTGGATCAACTCTCCCGGCGGTGACTGCATTGCGGCAAGTCAGATCTATTCCATGCTCATGGATTACAAGGGAAACGTCACTGTCAAAATTGACGGCATCGCGGCATCTGCTGCTTCCGTCATTGCTATGGCAGGCACAAAGGTGCTAATGGCACCGACCGCTCTCATGATGATCCACAACCCTGCGACTGCGGCATTCGGTGACCATGTCGATATGAAGAAAGCCATCGAAATGCTCGATGAGGTCAAGGAAAGCATTATCAATGCCTATGAGATCAGAACGAGCCTTTCGCACACACAGCTTTCCCACATGATGGACGAGACCACCTGGATGAACGCAAAGAAGGCAATTGAACTCGGCTTTGCGGATGCTCTGCTCACAGATGAAAAACTGACAGCAGAATCCGAAGCCTATGCCTTTTCCGCAAATGCAGTGGAAAAGGCACTCATCAACAGCATCTCCCGGAAAGCGGAGAAGAAACCCGCAGGACGCTCTGTAGCCAATCTCCGGCAGCGTCTCAACACAATTAAGAATTATATGTAATGGAGGAATTACACTATGACTATTTCTGAACTGCGTGACAAGCGCGCCAATCTTTGGAAGAGCATGACCGCCTTCCTCGACACCCGTACTGGTTCTGACGGAGTCCTCTCCGACGAGGACGATGCATCCTATGCAAAGATGGAAAAGGACTTTGATGCCCTTACCAATGAAATCAAGCGCATGGAGAGAAAGGAAGCTCTCGAGGCCGAAATGAATAAGCCCATCGGCACTCCCATTACCGAGAAGCCCATGAAGACTTCCGATGATGAGGAAAAGACCGGCAGAGCCTCCAAGGTCTATAACAAGTCCTTCTGGAACGCCATGCGTCAGAAGAACATCCGTCCCGAGATTGCCAATGCTCTTCAGGAAGGCACTGACTCCGAAGGCGGTTACCTTGTACCTGATGAATTCGAGCATACCCTCATTGAGGCGCTTGAGTCTGAGAACATCTTCCGTACCCTCGCCCATGTCATTCAGACTGCGTCCGGTGACAGAAAAATCCCCGTTGTCGCTTCCAAGGGTACTGCGTCCTGGGTGGACGAGGAAGGTGCCATCACTGAAAGCGATGACGCATTCAATCAGGTATCTATCGGTGCGTACAAGCTCGGCACCCTCATCAAGGTTTCCAACGAGCTTCTGAATGACTCCGTTTTCAACCTTGAGCAGTATATCTCCAAGGAATTCGCACGTCGTATCGGCAACAAGGAAGAGGATGCCTTCTTCAACGGTGACGGCTCCGGGAAACCCGTCGGCATCTTCCATTCCACCGGCGGCGCACAGGTCGGCGTAACTACCGCATCCACTTCCGCTATTACTGCAGATGAGGTTATCGACCTCTTCTACAGTCTCGGCGCTCCCTACCGCAAGAATGCCGTGTGGGTCGTAAACGATGCTACCGTCAAGGCAATCCGCAAGCTCAAGGACGGCAACGGCAACTACCTGTGGCAGCCCGCCCTCACCTCCGGCACTCCCGATACTCTTCTCGGCAGGCCTGTGAAGACCTCCGCCTATGTTCCCACCATCGCATCCGGTGCGAAGGTCATCGCTTTCGGTGACTTCGGCTACTACTGGATTGCAGATCGTCAGGGCAGAGTCTTCAAGAAACTGTCCGAACTCTATGCAGCAACCGACCAGACCGGTTTTGTCGCAACCCAGCGTGTTGACGGCAAGCTCATCCTTCCCGAAGCTATCAAGGTCCTTCAGATGAAGGCATAAGGAGGGCTTAACTCATGAGCTATAACGCAAAGAACTACACCGAACAGGGTGGCGAAACTACTCACTTCGGTGGGAATGTCATCTTTGAGGAGGGCAGCACAGTCGAAGGACTTCCTGCCCCTTCTCTTACGCCTGCCACTGCATCCACTCTCGGCGGTATCAAGGTTGGCTCCGGCCTTTCTGTCACGGAAGACGGTACACTCTCCGCAGACGGTATTACCCCAGCAGAGGCTGTTTCTGACAGTGAAGCTACCGATGTGGCCGGTGTGAACACTGTACTGAATGCAGTTATTGCCGCACTTAAAACTGCCGGACTGATGGCATCTGAATAATCATATGGGGACTTCGGTCAAAAGCCGGAGTCCCTCTTTTGGAGGTATCACCATGATAATTACACTGAACGAAGCGAAGAAATACCTCCGTGTGGATTATACCGATGATGACACCCTTATCCGCAAGTTTATCAAGACGGGCATGAAACTCGTCGAAGATACACTGCGGAAAGAGCTGGAGGCTACTCCAGCAAATAAGACCGCCGTGCTGTATGTCGTTGCCTACCTTTATGAGCATCGGGAGGATGCGGATATGGACGAGCTGACCCGCTCTCTCCGATATATGCTCTCTACGGAACGGGAGGCGGCTTTCTGATGAATATTCCTCTGTTAAACAAAGTCATCACCATTCAGAAGCAGACCGCTGATACCGATTCTATCGGCAATCATACGAACACCTGGGTAGATTATTATTCATGCCATGCGACCGTGAGCAATGAGACAAACAGTGAAGATGAAACAGCCGGTGTCACTGTGGATAACACAAACACGGATTTCACCATCCGCTACTGTGCTCTGTCCTCCGCAATTACCGCTACGGAATACCGGGTGGTCATGGACGGAGAACTTTTCGATATTCTTTCCGTTGACCACATGAATTTCAAGAGGAAAAGCATCAAGCTCCGGTGCCGGAAAGCGAGGCGCTGATATGGGACAGACGATTCCGGTCGGCAGCCTCGCGGCGGAGGTAATGAAACAGCTTGACGATTATGCCGAGCTGACCACAGAGGGTATGAAGAAGGCTGTGAACGATGCCGGAAAGACTGTGAAGAAAGAGATACAGGCAAACGCTCCGGTCAAATCCGGCAAGTACGCCAAGAGCTGGACGGTAAAGAAAACCGATGAATCCTCCACAAAACTGGAAGTCACTGTCCACTCCAAGAACAGATATCAGCTGGCACATCTTCTGGAACACGGTCATGCCAAGCGGAACGGAGGAAGGACTTATGCACAGCCGCATATCGCTCCGGCAGAGGAAGTCGGTATCGAACAGCTGGAGAAAGACATAGAGAGGTGTATCAAGGATGGATGAAATCGTAGCCATCATTACGGAAATGGCGCTTCCTTTCGCTTATGACCATTTTGCGGAGGGTGAAGTACCGAATGTTCCGTATCTGCTGTATCTGAATCCGGCGAACAATAACTTTGCTGCCGACGGTACAGCGTACTACAAAGTCAATGAGATCCACATCGAGCTGTACACCGACCATAAGGACTTGTCGACTGAGCAGACCGTTGAAGCTGTGCTGGACAGGCACGGCATTTTTTATACCAAATCCGAAACATGGATAGAGAGCGAAAAGCTCTACGAAGTCCTGTTTATTTTTGACATGGAGGCTTGAAACCTATGGGTAACAAAATTAAGTACAACATCAAAAATGTTCACGCCGCAAAGCTCACTGTAACGGTGACCGATGGCGTGACAACCTATTCCTATGCTACGCCGCAGCCGATTCCCGGTGCGGTCAGCATTGCGCTCGATGCCGAAGGTGAATCCTCTCCGTTCTATGCGGACGGCATCGTTTATTTCCGTTCTGCCACCAATAACGGATACAAGGGCGACCTTGAACTTGCCCTCATCCCGGAATGGTTCAGAACGACCATTCTCCAGGAGGAACTGGACAGCAAAGGTGTCCTCGTGGAAAAGAGCGATATTGCGGAAAGCGTAAAGTTCGCTCTGCTCTTTGAGTTTGACGGCGATGTGAATGCCATCCGTCACGTTCTTTACAACTGCTCTGCGGCGCGTCCTTCCATTGAGTCTCAGACGAAGGAAGACACCATCGAGCCGGGTACAGAAAAGCTGTCCCTTACCGCTGACCCCCGAGGCGACGGTCTTGTAAAGGCACGTACTGGCAATACCACTGACGCTACCACTTACGCCGGATGGTACAGCGCCGTCTATGAAACAGAGGAAGAAGATCCCGATCCGGAAGGTAACGGAGGCGAATCCGCATGATTGAGCGTGTGATTGAAGTCGCAGGTAAGCAGGTGGCTTTCAAG